CCCCCTCATCCGCGCAGTTTGCGCTTGTAAGGCTAGCTGTGCGCCTTCTGCATATCCCTGTGCATCTGAACGCGCAACGTCTGTAAACGCAACCTCGCGCTGTTTATCCATAAATGCTTTGATTGATCTATCACTTGTGATGTCACGACCAGCAAATGTAAACCAAGCAAGGTTAGCTGCTCTGGCAGCATCATAGTCAGCCATGCGGTCATTGTGCCGCTGCATAGTTTCAATCTTGTTCTGACGCTTCTCTTGCTCATATTGAAGTGCCTGAGCTTCTTCAGCCCTGCGCTGCGCCGCACCAGCTTGTATTGATGAGAATGCGCTTAATACTGTACCGATCATCTGAAACATTAGAATGACACCTCCGCAATAATACCGTTAATTTGCAGTGATAGTGGTGCGCTTTGAGTGATTCTCACTGTTGGATCTTTGCTGTAACCAAGCAAACGAAACTCATGCTTGCCCTCAATAGGTGATCTATCGAGGCTAAGATCATCGCCTACACTTCTAATGACTGCCCTCTTTCCATTAACACTAACAGAAAGAGTATCAAGAACATCAAGGATAACCCTGTTTACTGAGCGTGGATTGCCAGTTAAAGGGCCGCCTTGAACATTTGCATCAATTGGTAGAGTTTCTGCATTTACTGTAAATGAATAACCAATCTCTGCGCTAGTTATTTCCGAGACAGCAGACACATCAACATTGCCACCAGACACAGTAAACTGACCAAGATAATCTGTATCGTCAACCACATCGACTACAGCACCATTTTCAAAGTGAGCAGATACATCAAATACACCAGCAGTGCCAGTAAATGTATCAGAAAAATCTAAATTTAAATTTGAATCAAACTCTGTCAAAATAAACTTTTCTGTACCAGAACCAGTGTCATATAAGCCAACAAGAAACACTCGTTCATCTACAGTGCAAATAGAATGGAACTTGCCATTAGTTGTAAACTTAGCCCAGCCAGCACGCTCTTCTGCTCTGTTTGATGTAAACAATGCAATGTTTCCATCTTGATTTACAAAGAAAGCGTATGATTCTGGTCTATTGATTGCGCCGTTTAGCACAGTCATTTGAATTGGATTGTTGATTAAGTGCGCTGAAAGCTGACTAATACCGTTAGCTACATACGCACCTTCCGCATCAGAATACAAAAATTCTCTGACAACAGATCCATAACGCTGCACATACATTGTTGCGCCATCAAATGAGTATGGCTTTACATAACTTGCACCAAATGGTGTCTGGCGCTTAATCCTAGCATTTGTAGCTGTGATTGGCTTTTCAACAAATGATGGAATGTAGAACTCAGATGTTGATGTAAATACTTGAAGATCTCGGTTTGATACAATGTGGCGTATTGTATTTATCTCACCAATGCTTGCAGTCAAATCAAGAGCGTCATTGTCTTCAGCATCGCCAGTATCAAAGTTAAAGTACTCAGAGCTTTTACTGCCCCACAATCCATCTGGTTGCGATACAGTGCCGCCAAACCATAAACGATTTTCATGGAATGCAACAGCCGCTGGGTATCCTCTTAATGCAGAGTAAGATTGCTCACCCCACTGTGTAGTTGGCGCATGAGTTACGATCTTTGGTGAGCCACCACCTACAGTTGATTCACTTGCATTAGCACCGGCAGTAAATACAAATACATTTTCATCAATAATTTCTTGTACTGTTCTAGCGCCATTGATTTGATTTCTAGCAATACCGCCTACAGTGCCAGCGTGAGATATTGTAATGCTGTCACCAACAGACAATCCATGCAACGGAAATGTAAGCTCAACATCTGCCGATCCTTCAGTTGTCTCAAAAGCATCAACATCTAAATGAACAAGCAATTCGTCAGTTATATTGCCTGTTGCCTGTGTAGCAGATTGAACAGATGTTATGACAATCTCATTGTCATGGTATCTAAGTGTAATCCCGATATGCTTTGAATCTGGGTAGTTCCCGCCAGACTGTGTACCAGTTGTATCAAAGTAATCCGCACTTGTAGTAACAGTAATCCCTGTACCTGTACTAGCAGAGGGGTCAAGTGTTACTGTCAGATCTTGAAAAGAATAATATGGCTGATTGACGCGATAACCATCAGCACTTTCAGCAAATGTAAATGTTTCTACCTGAAAGTCAGTAAGACTAGTGCGAACTAACTTTCTAACCATAAATGATTGATGAGCTAAGAACATTACATCGCCTGATTGAGCGTATGTAATTTCGTGCAAGATGTCGTCAGTAAGAGGTAACGAATTACTGTCAACATCTTGCGTTATAGTATCTACCAAAGATACATCGCCAGTTGTAGGGCTAATTTGAAAACATCTTATTTTTCCGTTTTCAAGCGAAATAATATAACGCTCATCATCAGAGAAGATGAATGGAACAATTCGATGCTGTTGATACTTGTCTGAATCTAAGGTTGTATCAAACTCATAGATGCGGCGTGTGCCAAAACGCTTTAGCAAACCACCTTCATTTCTAAGAAAGAAGTTTTCTACAGACTTAGCCGCATTAGGGTAAACCCTTGTATCAGTTCTTGACACAAGGGATGGGCTTACCTCTCCGTACTGAAAGTTAGTAATGGGTACTCTAATTCTTGCCATCAGCTTCGTCTTTCAGTGATAAACCTCGATGTAGTAAGTTTTCTTGAAGTCTGCTGTTGTGAATCTAGGCTTCTAGCTTTTGCCATAGCATTTGCTGCTTGATTCTGCATAAGCTGTGCAAGGGTAGAATCTCTGGCAATAGATGTTGCAAAAACAACAGCCAAAGCATACTCAACAGCAATGCTAAAATAAGAAGGCCAGTTTTGCTCTAATGCTCTAAATGAATAATCAGCAACAACAACATCTGTTGTGTTTGTATCTGCAAACACCTTGTCACCATAAAGCTGATATTCAATCAAAAGATCGTTAACAGTTACAGCATGAAGCATAAGCATATCACTGGGAAGCTGATACGCTTTGTCGTATCTGCCAGTTGGCGCAGCGGATAAAAGATTTAGTGTTGCTTGATTCGTGGCAAAGCGCCAACGAGAATTAACCAAAGATGCTCTGGCTACATCCTCATACATATTGACAGCAACCAATGATTCGGTGCTGCCATCGTCAAATGAAGTAATTGGATTTGCGCCAATCAAGATCAATGCGCGGCTACAGATGTCAATTCCTGAGTTTGCTATTGTGCTTGTTGTCGCCATCACAGTTGAGGGGGGACAAGCCCCCCTCCCCTTTTTAGTTGTTGTCTAAGAGTTCGTAGACACCATTGCTGTCGATGACAGCAGCACCCATTGACATCATTGATGTTGCAAGGTGAGCGACCTTCTGCGGTACATAGTTAAGTTCCGTAGAAACATCAGAGTTGATGCCGAGACCAACAGCAGAAGTATGGTAAGCCATATTCTTGCCGCCAGTAACAGCAGAGGTTGAAAAGATCTTGAAGCCAAGAAACTCTTTCATTGTCATGCCGCCAGCGAAAGGCAGATTCTGATCGCCAACATAGTCGCTAGAAGCAAACTCGTTGATTGAGAACAAATCAGCATAACCGGCTGGGTGCATTGCAATGTAGCGTCCACCGTCTTCTGGAATATCGGCTGCACCAAAAGTTTCAAACAATGTCAGCAGGTCTGCTTTAGCAACAGCAGATGAAGCATCGTTGATTTGAGTTGCATTAGCACCGGCATCCATAGCTGTAATAAGGATCTCATCAGTCTTACGACCCAGAGCAGCAGCAGCAGACTTAGCTACAGCTTGACGCTCATCGATGTTGATCTTCAGTTCATCCAGCTTGTCGATGTACTCGGCTGCATAGTAATCAGCCATTGTCGCTTCGACAGTGGTGTGTGCCAATTCCATCCCGCTAACATCACCGTTACGAGTTTTAGTTGAAGCAGTGCCTGAACCAATTTTCTGGAAGCGTACTACGCTGCCGTTCACACTTGATACAGTACGCACAGTGTTCCGCAATTTAGAACCCATGCGCTGATAAGCCATGTGAACTTCTGATTCAAACTGCTTAATAAAGGCGGTATCAATTGTATTCGCCATATCACAGTCCTTCTCTAAAGTTAGGTTTTACTTGTTTGCGGTTGTCTGCCGTACATCGTCAGCGCGATTGTCCTTGCGGGTCGCTCAGTGCATTACAGGCCGTTCTAGGTAATAAACATTATTTTTTTCAGGTCTGCAACGCACAAAACGCATCATGCTATGACCATTCAAATTGTACAATTCTTCATCAAAAACAAAGCCGCACCACGAAAGCCACATAATTGTATCAACATGATCAACCGGAACATAGTTCTCTATCATGCTGTAATCTGCCTGCAAGATCTCTATTGCTTTCTTGCAACCCCTTAAAAAGATTCGATAATTTTTATTTATGCCACCTGTACCAAGCATCCATACTCTAGCTGAATTATTTTCAGTCGGTACTGTCCCGCACATTGCAATCACAACATCATCAAATTTTATTGAGTAGGTAACGCTGCCATGCACAGAAAAAGGCTCTGTAAGAGCCTGTATTGCAGAAACACCATGTATCATGCACTCTCGCAAATCAAACATACGCAGGCAATCTGCTATTTCTATTGCGTGATATGGACGGCCTTCTACTAATGAAAGCCGCCCAATACGCCCAACTTCGTTATCCATAAAGGCGTTTAAATCCATCTTCCACTTGCTTTACAAAAGATGGATCACGCCTTGCCGGATCATGCCAACGAGGATCTAACATCATTTGATTTAGCTGATCTTGTGTTACATTCGAGATAGGCTCACCTGTAGCTGATGGCTGCGCCTGCTTTGTTTGCTGCATAATGTACTCTAATGCTTCAAGACCATCTGCCGTTTCACATAAACGCTCAACAGCATCAAGATGCTTTTCTTCAAAGAACTTATTAGCAAACAGGCTTGCGGCCTCTTGTCTTGCCTCTGCGTTCTCTCCTAGCTTTGCAACCTCTGCCTCATAGTCAGGCGCATTTGCGTTCAAAGCATCGGCATACATTTTAATGCCTTCTTCAAACTCATCTTGACTGTAACCGTTATTAAATGCTGTTTCTGCCCACCAAGAAAGCAATGGGTTGTCTGTAGCCATTTCATCATCAATGATCTCAGGAAGTTGATAATCACCGGCAGTTTCTGGCCTATTACCAAAACGCTCTTGCTCTATCTCTTGCTGAACGGCAGCCCTAATGTCTTCTTCTTTTTGACCTAGCTTGCCTTCTAAGTTTGTATATGAATTAACCAGATCCTCTGGTGTCTTAAATTTTTCAGGTAACCACTCAGGTCTAGCCTGCTCCTCTGTTTGCAGCAATGGATCGCCGCCCTCAGTAACAATACCTGAATCTTCTACTTGTGCTTCTTCATTCATCTTCTGACCTCTTTGCTCTATGCCCCGCTTGTACGCGAGATTCAATAAGGCCAACAATATATCGCTGACCTTCCATATGTCGCAGTTCAGCGTCAGATACACCCGCGCCGTTTACTTGCTCAATAGTAATTGATCGTAAATATTTTAACACCGACTTACCCAAATCGGTGCTAAACAAAGATGCTAAATCTAGACTTATTTTTGTGTCTTCACTCTTTTCGCGGCGAAATCCATCAAGGGCTAGAAAATTCCTATCCTTGACCAAGTGGCAACTCTCCTCCTTGTTGTTGCATCATTTGCTGCTGTTGAGCCATTTGCTGCGCCATTTGAACAATACGCTGACGCTCTTCAAGATCACGGATGAGAACATCAGGCACACCAAACTTCTTAGCTAGATATGCCGCTGTTTCTTCAGAGTTAATTAAAATGTTTGTAAGCTCTGGCCCGAATCTGCCTTGCACAAGTTCAAGGAACCTAGCTACGGAGGAAATATCTTGATTCGCTTGAGCCTGTGCAAGAGGTGATACAGAGCGAATCTTTACTTCTCTACCATTCATTGTTGGAAGCTCAATGCGACCCTGTTTTTTCAAGATATAAACCACACGTTGCAATACAGGCTGTACTAGCTCTGCCTGCAACCTGCCAAAAGCAGACCCAATGCGGCGAGACAAGTCAGCCATACGCTCTGCAATTTCCGTTGCAGATGCAGGAGTTTTATCAGGATTGCCAAGCATATCGTTATATAATGCTCTTTTAATGTTTAGACGCATATCACCTAAAACAAGATTAGCTACATCAAATGAGCCAGCCGCTTGAACTGGTTGCAATCCAGAAGACCCAGCGGCTTTTGGTATGACGGTTCCGGGGACGAGGTTGATGGTATCTGGGTTGATAACACCATCATCATCCATTTGATAAATGCCAGAAATAGCCATCTGTGCATTTTCAAGGATTAGTTCAATTGTTAGGTTAGTCGTTTTAATGGCTGACAAAGCATTGATAAGAGGCCCACGACCATAAATCTCACCAGATACTTTAGACCAACGAAAGCAAACAAAAGGGTTAGAGCCAATACCGATGTACTGCTCAGACTTAATTATATCTTTTGTTGTAGTTTCAATAGCATAGAAGAGATACGCCTCTTCATTTAGTCTTGAATAATCTCTGCAAACAATCTCAAGAACCTTAGTACGCTCGTCTGGATTGTTCTGAATGCGTTTAGCAATCTTTTCTGTGACTGTTGAGTTCGGGTACATTACAGGAATGTCAGAGTTTCTAACGTGTCTTTCTCTGAACACATGATCAATTCGATCATCTGGCCCTGTATCAAGAACAACATGAGGCAGTGGAATAGCAGAGAACACAACAGGATTGATTGAATCGCCTTCCATTGCACAGAGAACGCCTGTGCCTACAGCCAAGTCCATAAACGATTCGTGGACTTCTTGCCCGAAGTTAGAGTTTTGAATAACCTCGAAGACATAATCCGTGACTTCATCGAGTTGATTATTAACCTCATCTCGCTCTTCAGGCGGTACTTCAGAACCCGCAGTAAAATCCGCCCATCTAGCAAAGTTAGGAACCAAGCCCTGCTGCAATCTTGAGGCAAATTCTTGAACACCGACCACAGCCGTTTCATCGAAAATCTTGTCATCTCTGCGCTGCCCTACCGCTTCTGCATAGAATGATTCACGCTGCGGCAGCGCATACTCATAACATTCCTCAAATAAAGGAACAAAGTTTTCCCGCAAAGACTTTGCCCTTTCGTATTTTTTCAAATACATCTTGGCAATGTCGCTGCCCTCGTATGCTCCGCTTTCAGCGTTGTTGTAAACAATCATTACAGATACTCGTTATAGAAGCCCATTCCACCGCTGCCACTCTTAATTAGAGAACGGCGACCACGACCACCACGCATGGTAGTTAGAGTTTCTTGCAGAGCTTCCTGCTTGCGTGTTTTACGCTTTGCAGTCTCTTCTGCTTTTTGTGATTCTTGCTGCTGTTCCACTTCTGGATCAGGCTTTGGGCTGCTACCACCACCTAGACACATATTGGCCTCCTTGTATGTAGACTATAATCCATAACCACAATTAGTTGCAGAACGCAACGCACAATTTACATTCTTGACCACAAGCCTTGCCGTCTTTGCTGCTTTGGCTTCCTAGAAAATACATCAAAGTCTGATCTTGCATTAAAAGCTGTAAGCGGCTTTTGTCCTGAAATAAGCTGCCTTCCCTCACCAGCACCAAGCATTAAATACTGAAGCGCATCGTGTATGTGTGAATACATATTTTTCTCAGGCTTATCATCGTATCTTTCACCAGATACTTCCATTCGCTTGTAAGAATAGCCACCCTCAAAACCTTTGATTAGTGTCTGGCACCGCCGATCAATCATAAATGCTGGCTTGCCCTCTACCATCTTATTTAAAGATGCGGCAACAGCCTCAAGCCTCAAGTCAACAGAGTTCGATGGCGCAGGTATTGCACGAAGTCCAGCACCCCTAAGTATTTGAAAAGGTGTACTTTCATCAGTTTGTGCGCGGAAATCACCAGCCGGATCGCCATAAATATGCACATCAAGGTTGCCAAATCTTGTTGCAATCTCTTGCCGCAGCACTTCTGCAAAGCGAACAATACCCATATCAATAGCAACAATCTCTGATTGAATTAACCAACGTCCTCTAACTTTCTGCCCAAAGACAGCCGCTGGGGTTAAGCCAAAGTCAATGCCGATATACAGAGGTATGCCATCAGCAATAGGTATTTCTTCTTTCGAGATGTGAGTTTCGCTTACAAAGCTAGGATACACAGGCTTGCCCTCTTGGATTGTGCCAAGTCTATTCATTACATAGACATCTATCCAGCTTTTTGTTTTGCCGCGAATAAGATTCGGGTAATAGCTTTGAAGCATATTCTTGGTGTTTTCAGCCTTCTTATTAGGCTTGTAATCAAGAACACCGCCATCCTTATCAAGATCCTCAGTCATGCCAGATGGCTGAACATAGAAACTCCAGTTATCAGGCTTTACAAGCATTCTTGCTTGCTCTTGAGGTATGTGATCAGGAATAGGCACTTCACCTGACATTATAGGCCACCAATGATCTTCTTCAGGCGCATTAGTATCAGCAATTACACCAGACCAAGACGGGCCGCCATCACGCATTGAAGGATAACGACCAACGCGCATAGTACAGGCATCAATAATAGACTTGGGTATCTCCCTAGCCTCGTTAATCCATATGCCGGTAAGCTCAAGGGAGAGGAGCTTTTTAACATCTTCTGGTCTATCGAGGGCTAGGAAGATGACTTCGAGTTCCATATCACCCTGCTTGATCCAGTGAGTGTATGGAACCGACCACATGAACTTGCCCCACTGATCTTCAGGAAACCAGTCTAGCCAAGTTTTAATAGTGGTTGTTCTGAGCTGCGGATTGGTGTTACGGATGATAGCCCATCGGCTTTTGCGTACACCATCTTTCCCTTTTTCCTGCTGTAAAGCCCTGCGGAACACCTCAACGCAACAGCCAACAGACTTGCCGGAACCTACCGGCCCTCTAATGCCACGAAAGAAACTGTCATCTTTCATAAATTTTT